ATGGTGATTATTCATGGTTGTTTAGATAATTTACTTTAATTTAATTATTAGTATATTTATTATAATAAATAAAATTAAAATGTCTGATAAAAAATTAACAATATTTCAAAGATTAGGTCAAGTAATTGGCCCAGATTCTGCTAAATTAAAGAATGTATATAATCAACCACAAAGATTTAATATAGGTAAAGAATTATTAAAAACCACAGATAAGAGAGAATATGAGTTGGCGAAATTACAAGCACAACAAAATAAATATTTGTCTCAAATGTGGAAAAAAGTCGAAAACGGACTTTATCAACAATCAATTAATTATGAAACAACTCGTATAGGTTCTTATGCTGATTTTGAAGCTATGGAATTTTATCCAATCATTGCTGCTGCTCTTGATATTATTATGGAAGAAGCAACAACAGTTAATGATAAAGGAAAAGTATTAAATGTTTATTCTGAAAGTAATCGTGTTAAAACAATATTACAAGATTTATTTTTTAATAGATTAGATATACATACATCATTACCTATGTGGACAAGAAATACACCTATTAGAGAAAATAGTATTATCCCATTATTAGATGGTACAGAAATAACAATTAAAGAATTATCTAATAGAGTTAAAAATGGTGAAGAAGTTTGGTCATATGCTATTCAAGATGTTACTAAGGCTATTGTTCCAAGTAAAATAGTTTGGTGTGATTTAACCAGACGAAATAGTGAATTATATAGGGTAACATTAGATGATGGTACTTATATTGATACAACACCAGACCATGAATATATGCTTAGAGACGGTTCTTTTAAACGAGCTGATGAATTAACTGAAGGTCAGTCTTTAATGCCGTTTTACACAAAAACTAGTGTAGAAAACTATGGTAAATTAAATGGTTATGAAAAAATTTATAACCCTAGTAGTGATAAATATGAATATACTCATAGAATAATCGCTAAAAATTGTCTAATTGATTCTGAAAAAGAAAAAATTAGCGGTGAAAAATGGTTAACACACCATATTAATTTTAAAAAAAGAGATAATAACCCAAATAATTTAAAAAGAATGAGTTTTAATGAACATTCTAATTTGCATGAAAAATTATCTAAAAATTTAAACGAGTATCGTAAAAAACCAGAAGTTATAAAGAAAAGATTAGAAGGTATTGATAAATATTTAAGGTCAGATAAGAGAAAAAAACGTTTATCTGAAGAAATGTCTGGTGTTTACCCAAAATTTTTTGAGTTGTATAATAATAGTGATTTACACACAGAACATAATGAAATACGCTCAAATAAAATGTTAGTTAATTGGTCAAACAAAGATTTTATTAAAAAAACTAAAAAAGGTATGACTATTGAAATTAGTCATGCGTGTTTAAATTATATTTCTAATATTATTATAAATAACCAAAATTATATAGGTATTAATAAATTAGCTAAATTATTAAAAACAGACCAAGAATTTATCAATTTATTAAAAGAGACCTACACACTTAGAAAAGATATAACTAAATCAATTAACACGACAACTTTAAATAAATTAATTTTTAGAAAAACAAATAAAAATTATTTTGAATTTGTTTTTAGTATTAAACCAGAAATAATTTTAGATAAAGAATATTTAAAATGCAAAGCTATTTTTGAGGGTAAAACAAAAACTAAAGTTATTAATCATAAAGTAATTTCTGTTATTAAATTAAATGAAACAGCTGATGTTTATTGTTTAGAAGCTGTCGGGCCAAATGGTGAACATGATAGACACAATTTTCCAGTCTGTGGGTTTGATTCAAATAGTTCATATTCAAGAACTTCTGGTGTGTTTTTGTCAAATTGTAAATATGGTGATAATTTCGTTTTTCTTAATGTTAATGATAAACATGGTATAATTGGCGCTAAACAAATGCCTAATTATGAAATGGAGAGAAGAGAAAGCGGATTATTTGATATGATTTCTGGAAGTCATAGTGTTAATAATAATGTTCCAAATTCAGACAAAGTTAAATTTTATTGGAGAGGTCGTGATGTTGAATTTAATTCATGGCAAATGGCTCACTTTAGATTATTAGGTGATGATAGAAGATTACCTTACGGAACATCTATTTTAGAAAAGGCTAGACGTATATGGAAACAGCTTATTTTAGCTGAAGATTCAATGTTAGTATATCGTGTGACTAGAGCACCAGAAAGAAGAGTTTATAAAATTTATGTTGGTAATATTGATGATGCTGATGTACCAGCTTATGTTAATGAAATTGCTGATAGATTTAAAAGAACACCAATAATTGATTCTCAAACTGGTCAAATGGATTTAAGATTTAATCAATTATCAAACGACCAAGATTTCTTTATTCCAGTTCGTTCAGAAGATGCACCAAATCCTATAGATACTTTACCAGGTGCGTCTAATTTGGACCAAATAGCAGATATAGAATACCTTAGAAATAATTTATTTACTGCGTTAAGAATACCTAAACCATTTTTAGGTTTTGATGAAACATCTGGTGAAGGTAAAAATTTAGCATTACAAGATATACGTTTTTCAAGAACTGTAAATAGAGTACAACAATCAATGTTACAAGAACTTAATAAGATTGCTATTATACATTTATATTTATTAGGTTTTGAAGATGATTTGGATAATTTTTCATTAACATTAAACAATCCATCAACACAAGCTGAAATGCTTAAAATTGAACATCTACAACAAAAAATAACATTACTTAAAGACGCTGTTTCAGATATTGGTAATGGTTTTGGTACTATGTCTTGGACAAGGGCGCATAGAGAAATTTTAGGTTGGTCTAATGATGAAATTAAAAAAGATTTATTAGAACAAAGAATGGAAAAAGCCGCATCTGGTGAAATAGCTAATACAGCTAATGTTATTAAGCATACTGGTATGTTTGATGATGTTGATAAAATATATGGTGATTATGAAGCTGCTTTAAAAGGCGGTGGTGAAGCTGCTGCTAGCACTGAAACTGCAACACCATCATTTGGTGGCGGAGGCGGTGGAGGTCTAGGTGGTGGATTAGGTGGTACAACACCAGAAACGCCAGAAGGTGGCGAAACACCAGAATTAGGTGGTGAGACAGGTGGTGAGACACCAGAAGGTGGTGAAGCTGCTGCACCAGAAGCGCCAGCAGGTGGTGAGGCTAGTGAAACATTAACAGAAGGGTTAAAATTAATAACAGAGGAAAAAAAATTATTGACTAATAAATTAGTTAATAGAACCAATAAATATAAAAATAGGTTTGTTGACCTTATTGAATCTGTTGATGGTCTGGACGTAAATAAAAAAATGGATAATATTAAAATTATTGATAAAAATGTCAAGATAAATAACGATATCAATCAGATAATAAATGAAATTGATAAAATGTTAGATGAATAATGTTTTTTTATTAAAACATATGATATTTATTAATTAAAAAACTATTATGAATATTAATGATAACATTAAAAATTTTGGTAAGATAAAAGAAGTTTATAATAACGCATTAACTGAAGGTATTGTAAAAGAAAATAAATCTGGTAAAGGTTTATTCGGTTCTTATTTAAAACATCTTAAATCTAATGAAGTTTTAAAAAAACAATTTTTAATCTATACAAGTATTGAAAGTAAAGTTGAACCTGATAGGGTTAAAGCTATGGAATTTATTAATGAGACATTATCATTAATATCTAATCATAATAAAAAAGAAATTTTTGAAGCTAATAATAAATTAGTTAAAGATATTATTTTTGAACATGATATTACATATGATAAACTAGATTTACATAATAACATTTCAAAATTAATTTTTACTGAAAAAAACTTTAATACAATAGATGAAATTATAGAAATTAAAAATAAAGTAGCTGATTATATTGTTAATAATAAACCAAAAGAAATAAATGAAAACTTTGGTTTGCCTAATAGCATAGTTACATCTTTATTTGTTGATAAATTTAATGAACGATATTCAGATTTAGATGAATCTGAAAGACAAGTATTAAAAACTTTATTAGAATCAACCGAAGAAGAAAAAAAAGAGTTACACAACAATTTAATTCGTGAGTGTATAACTCTTATTGATGCAAAGTTTGTTGATAGTGATATTGAGTTAAAAGATAAACTACTTAAAGTTAAAGATAAGTTATTAAATGAAAAGACAATAACTAATGAATCTTATTCAAAAGAAATAACTAAACTCATTAATTTAAGAAATACCCTTAAATAACAATATTATATAACATAATTAATTATGCAATCTGATAATTTAATAAAACTAAAAGAGTTAACTGAAAAAATGTGTGGGTTTGATGAAAGCGATGTATATTACAACAGTATTAAAGAAATAAAAGAAAATATATTGCAATTTGAAAACGAATTAAAAACTGACCAAACACAAAAAAATAAATTATCTTGTTACGAAAAACTGCATAATAAAATAAAAAACATTCTTAATAAAACAAAATTAGGTTAATTATGTCAGACGAAAAAGATACATGGGCAGAATATAGTAGATTAGTGTTAAAAGAGTTAGAAAGATTAAATGAAAATCATGAACGAATGAGGTCAGATATTGATACTCGTTTTTCTCAATTAACACAAAAACTTAGTGATTTAAAAAATATTGAATCCAAAGTAGATGAACACGTAAAATGGGTTGAAAAAGTTAATGATGTTTGGTCTCCATCACAAATGAAATCTGCTAAAGATGAAATATATGCACAGAAAAATAAATGGGTCGCAGCTATTGCTATATTAGCTTTTATACAAACAATGATGGGTATCTTTATCGCTGTTTGGGGTAAATTCTAAATTTGACTAATTTAAATTATTTAGTATATTACTTGTATATAAAAAACCAGGTAATATACATGAATACGACAACAAAGAAAAAAGGTAAAAAAATTAAATTAACTAACAACTTAAACCATAAAGTTTTTTTTGGTTGTGTTGATAACAATAACCCAAAATCACTCTATATTAATATCTCATCATGGGCAACACCAACTGATGAAAATGATACTCAATATCAAAGACATTTAAGAGAGTTAAATAAAGAAATAAAACAAAAAATATATAATTATTTAGCTTATAATAAAAAAAATTTCTTTATTAAAGATAGAACAATTATAGATTTAGATATTAGAGAATCTGGTATAAAATTTGGTAAAAAAAGTTTTATGTCTTGTGAAATAACTCTATTTTCAAATATCGATTTACCAATAAATAAAGAATCAACAATTGATGAACTTACAATGATTACCAATATCATTATTGGCGAAGTATTTAATAACAACAAACATTTGCTTTTTAGTAAAACTAAAAAATAAAATATTCTTTTTATTCATGTGATATATTTATTAATTAGAATAATCACGTGAATAAATGGATAACGAATTAAAAATACTTAAAAGAGGACAAAGTGGTAGGGGTATATTAATTGAATATGATGCTGGTTACATTAGTCCTAATGAACCAAGAAATTTACCGTTTATAAATGAAATAAAAAAATTAGAAACTGGTAAACTAATAATTGAAGACCCACTTGTTGTTTACGTTATATTGCAAAAATATGGTGTATTAAACAGAAACGGTAGAATTTATCCTGAAGAAGTTTTAAGAAAACAAAATGAACTTTATCAAAAAATGATAAAGGAAAGAAGTGCTGTAGGTGAATTGGACCATCCAGATACTTCAATAATAGCTGCTGATAGAATATCTCATAACATATTAGAAACATGGTGGGAAGGTAAAACCCTTATGGGTAAAATGGAAATATTAATGACACCAGGTTTCATTAATTATGGTATAGTATCAACAAAAGGTGATGAAGTCGCAAACTTATTAAGAAATAGAATTAAAATAGGTGTTTCATCAAGAGGTGTTGGTAGCTTAAAAGAAGGTAAAAACGGTGAACAAATTGTACAAGATGATTTTGAAATAATTTGTTGGGACGTTGTAACAGCACCATCAACACCAGATGCATGGATGTTTAATAACATAGAAGAAGCACAACCATTTGTAGAAAACTTTAAACAAAAAAATAATATAATAAACGAAAATATTAAAAATAATTTAGATAATTTCTTATTATCATAATTAAATTTACTTTTTTTTATTATTTTTTTGTGCTTTTTAAAAACCATACATATTTATAAACAAATAAGAATATAAAATTTTTATATAAAAACAAAATGAGCGAAAAAAAATCAATCTTAGAAGAAGCGTTATTAGATATTAAAAATATTGAAAAGGCTTTAAACAACAACACAAAAGAAATACTTCGTAGCGTTGCTAAAGAAGAAATTGACACTGTTGTAAAAGAATCTCTCTCTAAAAAAATGGAAGAAGAGATGTACGAAGAAGAAGTTATTGATGAATCTATGCATTCCGAAGAACTTACTGAAGAAGATGAAATGTCAAACGAAGGTGAAGAAATTCACGAAGAAGAAATGAATGAGTATGACTCATTAAATGAAATTGATTTAACTTCAGCTAGTGATGATGACATTATCTCTGTTTACAAAAAATTAACAGGTGATGATGAAATTGAAATCGTGGATGGTGATATTCACATTAGCGTATCTGAACCAGGTGAATACATTATTAAAACATCACAAATTGATGGTCTTGATGATGAATCTGAAATGGAAGACATGGATGACATGGAAGATATGGAAGATGACTCTGAAATGGAAGACATGGAAGACATGGAAGATATGGAAGATGACTCTGAAATGGAAGACATGGAAGATGAAACTGAAGTAGAAGAAGAACCTGAGTATGAAATTGAAATGGGGGATGATGAAGAAGAAGATGAAGATGAAGAAGAAGAGTCTGAGGAAGATGAAGAAGAGGAAACTATTGAAGAATATATTTCTACAAATAGAGTTGCCCAAAACAGAGCTGGTGGTGATTTAACTGATACTAAAGGACCAGGAGCTAAACAAGGTGCTAAATTTCAAAAAGAATCTGTAATCGCTAAAAAAATTGTTACTGAGACTGCTAAGAAATACAATGCTTTATTGGATGAGTCTAGAAAATTAAAAGCTGAGAATGAACAATTCAGAGTAGCTCTTAAAGAATTTAGAACAAAACTAGTTGAGACAGTTGTGTTTAATAGTAATCTAACTTATGTAACAAAATTATTTACTGAACACTCTACTACTAAATCTGAAAAAGAAAACATCATCAAAAGATTTGATAACGAAGTTACAAATCTTAAAGAGTCTAAAAAACTTTATAAGGCAATACTTAATGAATTGGATAATAGAAAACCAATTAATGAGTCTGTCGAAAATAAAATAATAAAAGAGGTTACCACAGGCACGTCAAAACAATTAACAGAAAACACTGCTTATGTTGACCCATCGACAAAGAGAATCCTTGATTTGATTAACAGAGTCGAAAAAAAATAACAAAATAACAAAACAATAAAAAAAAATTATGTCACATTTATTAACTTCTGGACAAGTGGGAAATATCGGATTAAACCATATGAAAGCAATCCGTAAAGAAACCCAAGAAAAATGGGATAGCTTAGGCTTCCTCGAAGGTCTTAAAGGCCACGTTAAAGAAAACATCGCACAGTTGTACGAAAATCAAGCTTCTAACTTATTGACTGAATCTACTACAGCAACCAGTTCTGGTTCTTTTGAAACTGTAGTGTTTCCTATCGTAAGACGTGTTTTCTCTAAATTGCTTGCTAATGATATCGTATCTGTACAAGCAATGAACATGCCAATCGGTAAATTGTTCTACTTCGTACCACAAACTTCTAGCCGTGTTGACGGTAATGGTGTTGCTGGTAATGATTATGCAACTTTACCTTATGGTACAACTTATTCTGCTCACACTGGTCTTAATGGTGAACACAACGGTGTTGCTACTGCTGCTGCACTTCCAGTTGCTGTAACTAAAGCTTCTCAGCCTTTAACTCAGTTTATGGCTAAAAACTTATACGACATTTTCTACAATGACGGTATGTTTGATAACTCTAAAGGTACCCTTACTATTAAGAGTATTAATATGTCTGCTCTTCAAGCATATGTATTTACTAATGATGGTTCCTTTAGTGCAACTACTGGTGGTAACATTCTTCCTACTGCACAAGATGGTACTGTAAGAAGCGTTATCGTTGGTCTTTCTGGTTTCTCAGGTGGTGCTGGTGCTGCTAATGGTGCTGAAGTATTAACTGGCCCAGATGGTAACAACATTGATACTGAATCTTTCTTAGCTTCTTTAATTTGTGTTACTAGTAACGCTATTACTGACCCAGATGGTAACGTTGTTGTAGCTGCTGGTGGTGAAGTTCCATTTAGACTTGTAACTCAACAGTATGGTAAAGCTATCGTTCAAAATAAAGGTACTTTAGTATCTCCTGCTGGTGTAATGTATATCGAGCTTGACCTTCGTCACCCTGTAGGTACTACCGCTTCTGGTACTGCTAAAGCTGGTACTTCTACTTATGATGGTTACGTTGGTGCAACTGGTACTACTTCTCCAGCTACTGGTATTGCAAACTCCGTATCTGGTTTAACTACTAACCCTGCATACGTTTTCGCTTGGGCTGAATACGCTTCTTTAGAACTTGAAACTGAACTTGGTGAAGTTTCCTTTAAACTTGATGAAGTTGTTGTTTCTGTTGAAGAAAGAAAATTACGTGCAACTTGGTCTCCAGAATTAGCACAAGACGTTAGTGCATTCCACAACATTGATGCTGAAGCTGAATTAACTGCTATGTTGTCTGAACAAGTAGCTGCTGAGATTGACCGTGAAATCTTAAGAGACCTTCGTAAAGCTGCTGCATGGCAATTGCGTTGGGACTATAATGGTTGGAGAAAAGCATCTTCTGCTGCTGCACCTTATACTCAGAAAGACTGGAATCAAACTCTTATCACAAGAATTAACCAAATCTCTGCTCAAATCCATAAATCTACTCTTCGTGGTGGTGCTAACTTTATCGTTGTATCTTCTGAAATTTCAGCTGTATTCGATGACTTAGAATACTTCCACGTATCTGATGCAAATCCAGAGCAAGACCAATATAACATGGGTATTGAGAGAATCGGTTCTTTAAGTGGTCGTTACCAAGTTTATCGTGACCCATACTCCCCAGCTTACTCTGTGATTATCGGTCATAAAGGTAAATCATTGTTGGATACTGGTTACATCTACGCTCCATACGTACCTCTTCAGTTAACCCCAACTATGTACAATCCATTTAACTTTGCTCCTGTTAAAGGAATCATGACACGTTACGCTAAGAAGGTTGTGAACAATAGGTTCTATGGCCATGTACGTGTAGATGGTATACCTACATTCAATGTTGCTGAATTGAGATAATCATTTCTAAAAACAATAAACTTAAAAGGCTGGTTTTTCCAGCCTTTTTTGTTTATATTAGGTTATGTTTATTACTAACAAACAATAAAAAAACCCAAAGATAAAAATTCTTTGGGTTATTTGAGTTAACTTTTTTATTTATTATATTTTTTTAAATTTTAGTTCCGCATTGACCACAATAATTATCAGTTTTACCTAATTTGTGACCACAATTTTTGCAGTAATTTCTTACTTTTAAATCTGAATCTGTAGTTATTTTTTGGGATAATGGTAATAATTTACAATTATATCTATAAAAATAATAATCACTAAATTCAATATCAACATTAGTAAATTTTTGATTTGAATACGAGCCTTTTTCTATTCTACCTGTTTCAACATAATTATTAGTATTATTGACTGAACAATATATAATACCAGATAAATTATCATAACTAATGTTACTAGTCAAATAGTTATTATTACTATTTGTAGTAAGAGTAATATAATTATAATCTGGATAGAAGTAAGGTGTTTTAAGATATTCTCTTTCTTTATAGAAAGATACTGATAAATCACCATTATTTTCTATAGCTGACAAGGCTTCATTTGTATTTTCAACATCATATGTTTCAAATAAAAATTTTTGTTGTGAATCTAGGTATCTTTCTAGATAAATTCTTTGACCTGGTTTTAATACAAGTCCAGCATTTGAAATTATTTTGTCATTTAATTTAATTTCAGCCAGAATGTTTTGATTTGTTGGGTTAAACAATTCAATTTCAAATTCTGTACCATCATTTAGGTAATAGGTTTTTTTATTATTAACATAATAATTTTTCAACCTTGATTTTTTTACAGTAATGTTTACTGTTGGGTTTTCACCAATAGAATAATTCATTTTTTTCATAATTAACTTTTAATTTTATTGTTATTATTACACCGATTCATTTATTGACATATATCAATTCCAAAGACTTTAAATTCTCTGAACCGATGTGTAGTTAACTCATTAATAAATATAAGTCATTTTTATTATTTTGTCAATATTTATTAATAAAATTAATATTATGTTAAAAGAAACTATTAAACAATTATTAAGGGAAAATTTGTTATTAGAAAGATTGACAGCGGTTGATGAAGATGTTGATTTATTGTATAACAATTATTTCAAAAAAGACATTGATGAATTAAACAGAACTGGTATTCTTACTAAGAATATGTTTAAATTTAAAGAAACAGACACTAGTATATTAAAGACTGAATTAGCAATTAAAGCTAATAAGATTAACCCTTGTAAAATTTTTATAAACAATTTTGGTGACTTTGGAAGTAATTTTTATAATTCTGATGTTAATATAATTTCATTGCTTGTACATAAGGGTGCTATTTCTTTTTTAGAAGGTTATGATGGTAATATTAAATTAGCTAAAGAGGATTTACTTTCTTATCATGGTCAAAAAACAGCTAATAATTTTATTACTGAATTTAGTGAAAAAAAAATAAAAGGTACTATACATCATGAATTAGCTCATTGGATTGACGACACTATCAATAATAGACATTTGGGTACAAAAATGGGTAAATGGAGTAAATTATCGGATGATGAAAAAGAAGAAAGAGAACGAAAAGGGATATTTAGATTTGGTAAAAAACCTGATAACGCTAGTTATATTGAAATACAGGGTCAAATTCATAATATAAAACAATATTATGAATGGGTTAAAAGAAATGAAAGTAAATATTATTGGGATAATTTAAGTTTTGATGATTTACTTGCTAGTATACCAGCATTAAACACTGTGTATGATATGTTAAATTATAACTATAGAGTTAATTGGGTTAGAAATTTAAAAATAAGAATGGCAAGAGAAGGGTTGCTTGGCAAAAATATGAAATAAAAATTTTATAGAAATTATTTCCATATAATTATTCATATTTTGAATATGAATAAATTGTTCTCGAAGTAATTTTATAATTATTCTTTTAATTTTTTCTTAATTCAACTTGATTTACTATTTCAAATTGTAATACCTGTTTAAGTGTTGTTACTTCTAAATCTGAATATGCTAATACATCTAAATAATAAGTATTTGGTAATAAGCTATTAGTATCTAGTAAGAAGTAATAATAGTTACTAGCCAATTCAACTGTTTGGAAGTCTATTGTTGTTAATTCACTATTACCTTCTTTAACATAAATTCTATATTTAAGTTCTTTTACCGTTTGTGTTTGCTCAACTGTGTATGGTATTCTAGCTGTTACAATTACTTTTCTTATATCACCACGTTTAATTTTTTCTTTATTTTGTATACCACTAACATTAACACCTACTTTTTTAGGTAACATACTATTATCACCAATATTATAGTAATCTAATGAGCTTTTTGTAACAAAGTTTAATGAAGCGTCTGGTCTTGTTATATTGTTTATAACTATATTGCTCCAAACATCATTATACATTGTCTCTATATTACTATTATTTGTGTTAACGAGTACATCTATTGAATAAACACCTAATGTAACATGTGTAACATTATTTTGTGTATAACTTGATAAAACACTATTATTATTATCATATACGATACATGTTGGGTTAGCATCTAAATTTGTTGGGTTTCCACCTAAATTAACATATAAATATAGTTTATTAGGTTTATCTAAATAAAAATTATTTCTATCGTCTTTTATGTGATTACTGTATATTGTTTCTACATATGGTTCATAAAAAGTTTGTGTATTATTTGTAAAAAAACCTACATATTGTAATCTAGTGGTGTATAACTGTTCAAAATTTCTAGCATATGCTATACCTAAACCATAATTTGTATCACCAGTTAATAAACCATTAACAAAATCTGTAATATCCATTTCGATATTTTCATTACCTTTATCAAAATGTTGTGTTGTTATTGTTATACCTGATGGAGAACCAGAATAAACACCAGAGCCACCAGACCAAAATATACCAGTTTGTGCTTCAATCCAGTTTGATGGGCCATTAGAATAAGCACAATCACCTGTTATTAACTCATCACATACAGTGTAATCATATCCAACACCATTATCCCAATCTTGATTAATTTTAAATAATATTAAATCAAAAGATGAAGCTCTTTCTTTAGCACCCATATTACCATTTAACAAATCAGTATCAAATGATGCTGTATTAGTTAATTTTAATGTGTGTGTTAATTTTGTTAAATCTGTAAATGTTCCACCAGTATATAATGATTTTAATTTTGTCTCATCAAAATGAAATAATAATCTACTGTAACTTTGTTCACCCAAAGGACCACCATAGAAAAGCTCTGATACAGGGTTAAGACCAGTATTAACGTTAAGATTATTTACTATAGTATTATTTTTATCGAAATATGTTTTAATGACCATATGTATTTATATTTTATAATAAATATCTAAAAAACATTAATTAATTCTAATATTTTTGGATAACATATTTCTTTCAAGTTCATCAGCTTTTGATTTAAATATAGCTAATGATTGTTTATTACCTGATATTGTTAAATCAGTTGGTGGGTTTCCGCTACCATTATGCACATGTGCAAAAAGTGCTTCTTTTAATAGTTTTAGATATTCCAATAACACATCACCAAATGGTACTTGATGTGCTGTTGTCAATATATTATTCATTTCTTCATCTGATATTAAATCAACATTATCTGTTTGATTCAATACATCAAATCTAGGGCTACCATTTTTATGTGTTATTAGATTTATTTTATTTGCAACAATATTTGCTACTGTACCATTTTCTTCGTTAGGTATAGTTATATTATTTTTTAATTGAATATATGCTTGTGTTTTAGAATTAAATTCAAAACTGAATGGGTTATTACCAACTTGTGTATTTGGTTGAAACTTACCAGCTCTTATAACTATTTCATTATTTTTTTGTATTATATCAGTATTATTTCTACCTTGTATAGTTATATCTTGTTTATTTGGGAAAACACCTCTTATTTGTGGTATATTTTTAACATTTTGTTGTGGTTGTGTTGTACTAAAAGAAAATCCAGCAAGGGCTGAAAAATATAATGGGTCTTGAGATAGATTTTGTTCTTGTGAGATAATTGGACCCATGTATAATCTATCTATGTTTTTAGATTTATCATTAAGGATAAACACAAATACTGCTTCATTTACTTTTGGTGTAATCTGTAAATGTTTTGGTAATAATGCATGGCACCATGGTAAGTCATTATTATTAACACCATCATCACCACCGTTAACTTTATCACCTTGTATTCTAACTTTAATTCTACCAACACCAGAAGGGTCATCAATTGAAATAACTTGACCTATTCTTATATAATTTTGTTTTGTTACTTTATCAAGATTTGAATCTTTACCAGTAACGGTTCTATTATGTGCATTAATTATTTTCATTATTTATCTCCCTTCAATCTTTTTAATAAGATAAGATTTGCTTTTTCATATTGTTTTTCAATATCAACCATTTTATCATAATCTTGAAGCATTTTTAATTTTACTGCCTCATAATCGGCTTCCATCTGTTTAATTTTGAACAATATCTCGTTATTTGTTAAATCTTCTAAATTTTCCATAAAAATATTATATTAGTATTATCTTATAACGCCATCTGCTATACCCATAGTTGTTGTTGAACCGAAAGATATAACTGGCGCACCTAAATTACCAACACCAACTGAAACAACTTGTATTCCTGGTGGTAAAACAACTTCTATTTTAGCATTTGTCAATAAATAATTAACAATTTCTTGAACTCTTATTAATTCCATTGCTTCTTCAACATTAGGGCCATCAGCAAAAACATCACCAACAGGTCTACCAGCGTTTGATTGTTTACTTATAATATCAGCAGCAATACCTTGTGCTGACAATCCAGGTCTTAGTTTAGCACCTACCATAACTAATTGTGGTGGTAATGGTTCTATTGGTGGTTCAGGCACTGAAAATGCTGCTGATATAACATTTATTATACCATTAATAGAATTTAAATTGATACCTGAATCTGGTATTGGTTTTTCGTTTGCCATTATAATGTATCTATTAAATTTTTTATTTTACTAATTGGTATTCCAACTAAAGATTGTAATTGAGCCAATTTTAATGTTGCTTTTTCCTTTTGTTTTTTTGCTATTGATTCAGCAACAAGTTGACTTATTCTTTTAAGTACAAGTGCTAATAATAAGCCTATAATAATACCAGATATTTTTTTTATGATAACACTAAAAAGATTTTTATTTTTTTTCATAAAATCAACGCTATCATTAAAACTATTATTAGTTTGTCCGTATATTATACTAAAATTAATAATAAATAAAAATATATTTTTAGGTGTTAAAAAAATATTAACAATTGATTTTATCAGTGTATTAATAATTAACTGAATAAAATTTAATTTTATTGTTTGTTTATCTGTTTCATTTGTGTTATTAATTGTTGTTTCGTCAGCCATTCTATTAAGATTAACAGTAATAGCGTTTTTTCTTTGTTCAGTACTTGTTGCACCAGAGTATTCTTGACTAAAAGTTGTTAAAGCATCTATTGAAACTGATGCTTGTTCTTGATTAGATGTTTGAATATATCTAATTCCTTTTCTTCTATTAGTTGATGCTGATTGTTGTTGGTTAATTTCATCATTTGAAAAAACAAAATAATCATCACTTATAACATTTTCATATTCATTATTAATAAGTTTATCAACGATTGAATTAATCTTTTCTTCTCTTTCTAACTGCTTAATACTTTTGCTAACATTTGATGAAATAGAGCCGTATAGTATGTCCATTGTTTGATTTAATACTATATCACCCTTAACTATATTTGATGAGTCTATAAACGAGTTATTTACTTCTGTGATAGGTTTATTATCTGAAGCTTGATTTAATTTTATTGTTAATGCGTTATTTGGTCTATTACCAGAACCCAATGAATTAAATGTTATATCATAAAGGTTTTGCCATGTATATGTAGTACCATCATTTTGTATAACACCGTATAAGAAAGTATTAAAGTCTGTACTATTAGTATAATTTGGTGTAACATCAGTATAAATTAATCTACCAGCTTGAGATGCTGGGTCTATTTTAAGAACTTCAAAAAAATCTAATTTTCTAACCTCAATAATTATACCATTACCATTTGATTTTAACCATGATGGTGAACTTGGGTTTGTTCCACAATTAACGATAGATTTTAATTCATCTTTTAAGGCCTTTTTTAGCTCATTTTCTATTTTATCCATAGAATAGGTTATTGTATCTACAACATTACTTACTAATGCTTCATAACCTACTAATGATTTTGTTAAGTCACTAAGAAACTCTATAGAATTTGTTCTATTATTTATAGATGGCATAGAAGATGTTAGCTTTAACTTAGGTAATCCTTCTGTTAAAGTTCTAGCAGCGGCTATCTTACCAAAAACTTTTTTCTTTTTGTCTATTAATGACATTAATCTTCGTTATCAATTTCTTCTTCTTTTTTATCGTTCTTAAGCATATCTCTAATTTTCTTAAAGTCCTTTAGAGAAGCTGATGCACTTGTTTTTTCTGAATTATTTTCAGTTTCATCACTACGATGTTTAATTATATCAGCTTGTAGTTTAGCTAATTCTAATTTAATCCTT